CGACGGCCTCAATGGCCCGGTCCGCCTGAGCTGACGAAGCCGCCACTTCCCCCATGGCGCCTGCAACCGACCGCTTGATGTCAGCCATCTCCTTCTGGAGCCGGGCAACATTGGTGATCATCTCAATCTCGAGGGTGCCGGCCTTCATTTTGCAGGCTCCTTCGACATCATCAGCGCCCGGAAGGCGTTGGTCACTTTCCGGGAAACTTCATCACGGTTGAGAACGGACGTGGCGGTCCAGGGCGGCGGACAATCTGGCTCGCGGGCGCGGACTGTTTCGGCGACGAACTCCACAGACAGGCGTCGGAGCAGGCGGACCAGCCAGGGCGGCAGGTCTAGCCCAATGCATTGCTGCCACTGGCTTATCGAGCCCCATGAGATGGGCACTGCGCCCATGGCGCCGGGATCGGTTGGGCCAACTTCCATAAGCCAGTCGATCACCCATGGGGTGCGGATCGGCGGAAAGTCGGGGGTAAGATCGTCGATGGCCATCCGCTGCAGCCGGGTCAGCGGATCGGTGTCAGCGTCGGGTTTGGCCTGCTTGGGTGAGCGCGGCTTTGGCGCGGTGCCCAGCCACGCCAGTTGCCGGACGTAAAGGCTCAGCTCTGCCCCGAGCTCTTCGTAAAATTTGCCCAGTCATTGATATGGGCGGCGACCTGGGTGGCGATGAAACCGATCGAAGGATCGGCATAGGCCTTGCGGAACAGCTCCTGACCTTCCAGCCCTTCAGCGGGTGGATAGGTAAAGGCGTTGAAGCTTACAGTGCAGGCAGCCAGAAAATCGGCCTGTTCGGCAAGCTTCTCCTCGGCCGACTGGTCCATCTTCCCGCGCTTCTTGATCTTGTCCATCAGCTGGTTCTGCTGGCGGGCCTGCGCGCGTTGGTAGACCTTCGAGCCCGGGCCGTAGACCGTAATCGAGAGCCGCTTGCCCTTGTCGTCAAAGAGCGGGGCGTCGTCGCCGCCGACGAGTTCCACAGTGGACGTGTCGGTTGCAGCGAGCGTAGTAATGTCAAACATGGCGAAATTCCTTTGCTGTAAGGGGCAAGCACAAGCAGGCGACCTGATCCTGTCAGGCAGCCAAACGTTCTTGGAGTGATTGATTTGGCTATCCACCGCACAATTCTCGGCGATTGTCGGTCCGTTAGCCGAAGTTCTTTTTCTCGTAGATCATGGTTATCGCCTGCCCGTCCCAAACGTAGCAGAGATGGCGCTCCTGACGGCAATTGGACAGGAACCGAGGGCGGAATACCGCAGCGCATTCGCCGCCATCATGGCGGACGCTGTCGTAAACGATCCCGTCGGAACCGGTTTCCCTGAGCTCCCGCGCCAATTCTTGCGACATGGCGTAGTGCGTCGGGTGATACCAGGTCGGGTTGCTCGCCTTTGTCCCGCGAATGTCATGGAGGTCAGCGACGAGATCCACTGCATAGACCCGCATATCGAGTTCCTGCGCCGGCTCATCGGTCGCCTCGAGAAAACGGATGCGGTGATGCTTTGTCTCGGCAACCGCGGTTTCGAGGTTCAGACTGGTATAGAACACACCGTAACTGCCATCGGTAAAACGATCCCCATCTGGCTTCAGATGCGTGAAAGCCGCCATGATCGGCGTAGTGCCGGGGCCTGAAACGCGGTCTTCACGCGGCACCAGCGAAATCTCGCCGACTTCGTCGCGAAGACGGTCATTGGTCATCGCCTCGATCTGGAAGACGGCTTCCAGATCATCGGGATCAGCGACCGCATCAAACAGCCCCACCGGCGGAAACCTGCTGGGAACGATCCGATAGCAGGGTAGCCACTCAATCGTGGCAATTGGGAGGTCACTCATCCGCGCTGAGCGTCGATATACTGGCGCACCACATAAAGGTCGGCAACATTGCCCGAGGTCATGCGATCTATAGCCGGACGGCCGCCGAACACACTTGCCTTGTTGGGCTTACGCACCCAGCCGTGAGCGCTTTTGGGAAGCAGGATCTGCAATCCCTTGTAGATGCCCATCACATAGGAAATGCGCTCTAGCGCATCCTTCGGAATTGCCGCGACAGCTCCGCGTTTCCAGGATTGGAAGGTCGAGCGGCTGTCGAGGCCCAGGATGCGCATCTGCTCCTGCTCTTTCAGGCCCCATGCATCGGCAATCCTGAAGAACGTCCTGAGCGCAGGCCCTGTCAGATCCTTGCGATCAGGCTGGCCGGCAGTGGTTGCGGATTGCATACTGGGACTCCTTTCACCCCCATATGTTCACTTTACTCTAAAAATGTCAATCTATATCAGAAAATGAACACTGTCGTTCCGTCAGGGCGCCAGCACCTCGACAATGCCCACGCCGGCAGAATTGGTGGTGAGTTCCAGCGTCACGGTCGCGGTGGTGATCTGGTCGACCGAGCCAACGTTGACCTTGAAGCTCATCACCTGCGCCTGAAAATAGTATTTATCGCCGTTTTGAGTAGTAACAAGGAAGCTGTGATCGGCATCGGACATTGATGCGGATTTAAGCAAAATCTGGCCAGTATCATCGGTATCAAGACCCATTTGGATGGTCATCGTACCCTGATTGAAGCTGCCCTTTTTCTTCACCACACCCCGGCTTCCCACAGGGTTGAAGGTCACGAGATTGAACTCACGGCCAAATTCGCCAAGGTCAGAAACTTCGCCAACCACCGTCATGGTGAGCGCGTTGTAGCCTGTGGGGTCAAAGGTCGCAGGAGAAGATGCCGACACCTTTAACGTGGTACCGGCAGAAGTCCGAACAGTCATAAATCAAGTCCTTATTGAGGGTAGGCTTCAACGCGCCTCGTTGAATGAGACGCGCAAATCTTGGCTTTGCATGTGGATACCGGTCTCCTCGTCGAGGAAATCTGGTCCGGCGGTGTCTGTGTGGACGGTCACGTCAAAGAGCCCGTCGATGGTTGGCATATGGTCGGCAGTAGCCCTGCGGACAGCCGCGAGAATGGCTTTCACTTGGCGGTAAGTCGCCGCCAGCACGGTCACCTGCACGCGCTCGGTCACCCGGCGTTTGGGTCCCGGTGCCGAGATGTTTCGATCGACGCTGCTGACCGACATCAGCGATATCGCCGGCAAGTCCGTGCCCTGGGGCAGCATTCCAGCGGCAATACGCGCTTCAGGAACAAGCGCCGTCACCCTGGTCTCACCTGCAAGGAGAGATCGGACCACAATAACCCCGTTCATTCGTCGTCGACTTCAAGCTTGGGAGCCTTGAGATCGCCAATCTGCACGCGGCGGGCGATGTAGGCGCCCATGGCGTTCACCGCCTCCTCGGCCTTCTGATCAAGAGCCGGGCGCAGAAACGGTTTGGCGGCGTGGCCCGGGTGCATAACCACGGCACCGACGAAGTTCTCGCTAATCTTCAGGCTGCCACGTTTCACCATCTTGTTGATCGAACCGATGCCGACCTTGCGCGGGCCGCGCCTAGTGTCACGCACAGGCTTGTCTGCATCGGAAACCGAGATCAGGTGCGGCGCAACGCCATATTCAATGAACAGACCGAGATAGGAGCCTGTTCCGCGCAGTTTAACGTAGGAGGAGAGCTTACTGCCCTCAACCCGGGTGCCGATGCCGATCGCCTTCTTGAGTTTGCCTGTGCGGACAGGGACATTGGCCTTCGCCTGTTGATGGATCACCTTGGCGCCGGCGCGCAAGCCGCCGCGGATGACGTTGCGTTCTAGGTTCTTGGGCAGTTCATCGAGCAGCCGCAGCAGTTCAGGGCCACCCTTCAGCCTTATGGTCATGGTGCGGCTCCTACGCTGGAGTGTTCCTCCACCATGATTTCCATGGCGTTACGCCGGCCGAGTATGGCCGGCCCAGAGATGATCTGGTGAATGCGGTTATCGATGATAATCCGCATGTCGGCTGCAAGACCCGCTAGATAACGGATGCGAATACGTGCAGGCTTGCGGTCAATCTGGATACTGTCGGCCAGACGCTCGGCCTTTGAAGGCAGAATGTCCCTCACCTCGGCCCAGACACAGGCAAACTGTCCCCAGGTGACATCTTCGGTTCCGTATTGTGGGTCGCGAGCGACCAACTTGCGCTCGATCCGGATCCTTGTGTGGAGCTTCGAGGCTAGATCCATCGGCATTTGAGCTGTCCCAAGAGGCTCTCGAAGGCGAGACAGGGCGCGCCTTCACGGTTTTCAAACATAGAGGCAACTTTGACCAGAATCGCGGCCCGGGCGATCTGGAGATCAGGGGCCGTGTCTGAAAATCCGGCTGACAAGGCGATCTGGATCAGACCGTCTGTGCCAAGCTCTGGCCATGATGTGGCTGAAGCCGGGCGGATGCGGGTAAACCCATTGCGCCGACGAGCGACATAATCACTCTCCGGCAGGACGGTCATGTTGCCGTTTGCCGCGGTGAAGCGGATCTCAGCTACTGTGCAGGGCCGGACCGGCACAGTGACTTCGTCTTCCCAGCCTTCAAGCTGCAATTCGAGGATCTGCTCGCACAGCCTAAGCCCGGTTTGCAACTCAAGCTCAGCCTGAGCTGCATCGAGTTTAGCGCCAAGCAAGAGATCCTCATCCCTTGCATCAAGTCGCAGTTGCTGACGCGCTTCCTCAAGCGTCACCGCTCTGTCTTGTGGCGGAGCGATGACGAGTATCTCGGACATCAACCAGCCTTGTTGCGAATGTTCGCTCCAGATTTGGTCAAGACGGTCTGCGTTTCTTGCTGCTTTGTCTGAGGCGTTGTT